CCATCACTAACGATTCCAGCATACTCATTGTCAATCTCCTTTACAATAGTTTTGAGGAAGTCCATTTTAAATACCTAAAAGTTTTCGCTGACGATCAAAATAGTTATTGAGTATCCAAGAACTACTGTTCATCTTGTCTTCACCACCTGTACCATAAACAAATTCTACTCTAGGATCATCAGCATAACCTTGTGCTTCTGGTATGTTGGTCTTAGTCCTATCACCTCCGTTACAGAAAACAACTCTTTCAGAGATTTCTAAACATTTAGCGATAGCACCAATAGCAGAATCATCAGCATCATCCCAAGAAATGACAGCATCTACCATATCAAGATGACGGATGATCTCCGCACGTTCTATCCATGGTAGAAAATATTGTCCCTTCTTACGTGTCAACCACTCGTTAGTATTGATTCCTACTACAAGATAGTTGGAGAGATCCTTTGCCCTCTCAAAATATGATATATGTCCACTGTGGATTGGGTCAAACCCACCAGTAACCAAACTCACTTTTTTAAAAAACATTAAATAACCATCCCCTTTTCTTCACGTAAAATTTTCTTGTAAGGACCATCGGGATTTGCATCCCTAACTTCTTTAACCTCCTTTAAAAGATGGTACAGTCTAGCATCCCCACCTAAGGCGAGGGCCTTAACTATTGTCGATAAATCAGCGTCGTTAATAGGAAGATCCATTAGGAAAAAAATGATTCCAGGTTTACAGTTTTCTCTGAACTCCACCCAATAGAGTCGAGAATGATCTTAAGAGGTTCCAAGAATGACTTATTAAATTGTAAGTCATGATCAACATATTTGTCCAGCCCCAATTCCTTGGGGAAGTCCTGTATAAATGATATCACATTTTCATGCGTTGGGTTGGGTTTTGTAAGATAACAAAACTTAATTTTCTCACCGTTCTGGATCAGTGAATACTTATGATCCAACTTACGATCCTTTATGAAATGATTATATAACAAAGCTCCACGACAATGTATAGGCGTTCCCTTCGCATAAATGGTGGACGACGCCTTATACTTCTCCACGTCAGAAACGGATCGTGGAAAAGCAATATCTTCAGGTGGCATTTTATAGAACTTCTGACGACAATCATCAATAAACTTGATGACATCATCCTCCGTCCCTGTCATGATCTTATTAAATGCATCCTTTAACATCTGGCGACAGGGAGCTGGAGTTGAAGACTTCACAGCTTCAATACCCATCACCTTCAACTTAGGGTTCTCATAACGAACTCCTTCACTATCCCACACGTTGAGGATGTATCTTTTTTTAGCAGTCCAGATGCCTCTATCAGCGATGTTTTCTCGCTTCATAAACATCTTCTGCTCATAAGCATTCACATAAGACGCAAGTTCAGCATACGACTTCTCAATGAACGGTTCAAATTGTTCCTGACACGCTTTATCCAGAAAATTAACAATTTTTGTCTTATCAACATCCGTGTTCTCACCAAAGATAGTTTGAACAAGATGTCCCAGATTGAGATATATGGAATCAGTGTCAGAAGCGATGACATAATCCTTGCTATCAGTCTTAAGCAATCTATTTAGATACTTATTCATCTTGTTCTCTATCCACCTGATAGAAAACTGCCCTGATAATGTTATTGCTTCAGCATTCTCTAACTTATAATACCTGAAATAATTATTACCGATAGCACCATAAGCACTATTGAGTTGTATCTTCTTCGCCATCTGAATGTTGTTACATCTAGCGATTTCCTTTTCCAACTTCTTACTAGGCGTCTGCTCAAACTCTTGTTTGGCCTTGAGCATTCGCTTCTTAAAGATGACTCGTTCATTATAAATCTTATCCATTAACTCTGGAAGGAATCCCTTCCTATCCTTACGATACTGTGCTCCATTAGCAGCAACAGCATCCTCACCATCAATCGTAACCTCCTGCTTTAGAAACCTCTCAACGCTTGCGCTGGGATGTCTAGTCTCCCTGAGGGTTTCCGGGCTGATATTGTATTGCATAATAAGATGAGGATACAAGCTATTAAGGTCAAAAGAGACCACCCAATCATAGCGTCCCGGTTTCGGTTCCTTGACATAAGCACCTGCGTATTTTTCGTTTTTTTGTGATCTATTCTTTGGAGGAATAACAATATTCCTCTTCTTCAAATAGTTATAAATGATCGTATCCCACATACGAACCTGATAGAATACATCCTCATAATTCACCTTGGCATCATATGCCATAGTGAGAGCAAGTTCAATCAGTTTCATCTTGTCTTCCAGACGGTCAACAAGTTCCACGTCAATTATATTATACTCTACAAACTTTTGCCAACCCTTTGTGTAGAAGTCCTTAAAAGTATCAAACTCACTATGATCTAATTTCTTCTGCCCAAGTTCAACACTAGCAATATAATCTAATCGATATGACTCTTGTGCTTTATAAGTAAACTTCTTATAAAGATCAAGATAATCTAATTGAGTTACACCACCAACATCAAAGGTAGTGTGCCTACGTCCCATAAGATGTATTTCACCCTCACTACAAAGTCCCCAGGGTGACATACGCTTCATTAATTTCTCACCAAGCACCCTCCTAAGACGCTTACAAATATAAGGTATATCATATAGTTGAATGTTCCATCCAGTAATTACATCTGGAACATCCTGCATCCAATGACTAATAAAATTATTTAAAAGATCATACTCAGTATTACACTGATGATAAGTTACATCCTTCCTATTATTCTCAAAGGGTTTACTTCCCCAAGTAATGATCTGCTTAGTTGTATAGTCTTGTATTGTGATTGCCAGAATCTCTTCTGAGCACGATTCAACATCAGGGAAGCCTTGCTCAGACGCAACCTCAATATCCAAAGTAATAAGTTTAATCTTGCTGATGTCAAACTTGACTTCATCCTGTGGATATTTCTCCGATATATACTGGTAAATATACCTGTCGTTCCCGTATATCTCAAAATTCTCAACATCTTCATATTTCTTATAGAACTCTCTACAGTCCCTAACCGTTCCTGGATTAATTGGTTCAACACTTTCTCCACTCAACGTTTTATATTTAGCCTTTCCTTTAGACTTAACAAATAGAGTGGGAAAAAATTCATCCCTATGTTCGTACCTCTTTCCACCATCCACCCCTCTTACCAGGAATTGATTCCCGATTAGTTGGACATTGGTATAAAATTTCATTCGTCAGTAAGATCCTGGTATTTTTCAATTAGGGTGGGTGTTGGGTCTGCCAATGTTAATATCTTATCAGAACTAATCATAAACTCATCTTCTCTAGTAACATTACTTAAAAATGGTTCTAAAGTAGTAGTTCCCTCTAAAGTATTAATCCAAAAAGGATTTACTAATTTACAATCAGGTTCACCAATATCCATTGCAGCTACTTCTCTGATTTCACTAATCAGTAGTTGCTGAGTCGTCGTCAGAGCTATTACCTTTATTGTCTTTTCCATAATTTACAACATCCTCAACATACATTTCTTTAAGTTTAGCGGTGGGTTCCACCATAGTAATTAGCCAATCTGCAGGAACAGGAATTCTATTTTCTGCAGTGAGAGGTATCCACGGAAAAAGTGAAACAGAGAACCCTGATTTCTTTTTAGGTCCTTCCTCTTCAATAACATTTGGATCTCGCATTCTTACAACACAAGGTTTCTCAAAATAATATCCAATAACCTGTCTTTCTTTCTCAGTACCAACACACATCTCAGTAACATCAGAAATGATGTCTTCTCCTGACTTAAGGAGCATCAATTTAATGGTCATAGAACTTTTACCTTATCATACAATGAAACTATTTCACTACTAGGATCTGGAACATGAGATAAAAGATCTCTTAATGCTACTACTTCTTCTGCTGTTAAAGTCAGTCCTCTATTAGTTGTATAAGTTTCAATTGGTGGGCGATAATCGCTACCTAATGCGGGATACGGATCTGCCATGATTTTTTATTTACCTCCTGGTAGTATAACACAAAAAAAGAGACCCGTAAAGGGTCTCTTCCATCTCGAACTCATCTGTATTTAGAGAAAATCCTTACGCTGATGATGTTCAGGGACAATCTTTCCTAAGTCCACGGTGAGGAGTCCATTGTCAAAGCGGACCGATCGTACCTCGCAATCGTCGGCGATCGTCCATGCCCTTGTGAAGGAACGTTGGGCCAATCCTTTATGGACAAATTCTGCATCTGTCTCTTTATCTTCCTTGATGCCCTCCACAAATAGCTTTCCATACTCTGTGTAGACGTGTACTTCTTTCTTTTTGAATCCCGCGAGTGCGATTTCCAATCTCGATTCGACATTATTTACTTGAACAATATTATATGGTGGATAATTAGATTGTGTTTCATGTACGTTAAAGAAACGATCCAAATAATCGTCCATTCCTATACCGTTCTTCTGAATCCTTTCTAGCAATTCAGGAAGATTTGCAGTATGATACTGTGCTAGTGTACCCATGATAGTAGCTCCTTATTAAGCGAGTTTGTGTTTTGTGAACCCTTTCGGCGTTCACCTATATTTATAGCACAGACTGCAAAAAAGGGCAGTGGTGTTTACCGATTATTCTTCTTGGGTTTTCCCCTTCTTACCAATGTTATACTTTTGCTCCAAAATCCAATCACCCTTATCTTTATAAGAAAGCACTTTAATTTGATTTAAAGGTGCTATATCAG